ATTGCTGCTTCAGCACCTTCAGTAACAACAACTGCTGCTTCAGCTGCAGGAGCATCTTGCGATACTGCTACCTCTTCTACAACTGCTGCTTCTGCTACTACTGGCACTTCTGCTGTTGTTGTTGCTGGTGCTTCTTCAGCAGCTGCAACAACTGTTTCTTCCACAGCTACTGCTGCTTCAGTTGTTTCTACAATTTCAGTCGAGAACTCAGAGTTCTTATCTGCTTCGGTTGACGCTTCAGTCATGGTTTCATCCTTTTCCTTTTCCTTTTTGTCTTCTTCCATGTCAGCAGGAGATTTTTCATCTTCTACTTCTGGAGTAGCAGGCATTGCTGCTGCTTCTTCCATTTTCTTCTCCTCTTCCATGGTTGGGGCAGGAGTTTCAGAAACAGGTGCTTCTTCAGTTGCTGGTGCTTCTTCGGCAGGAGCGGCTGGTGCCTCTTCTGTCATTGCAGCATCTTCAACTACATTAGCTTCCATGTCTTTGTCTTCGTCTTCTTTTCCGTATACGCGATTAGCTGCTTCTGCTGCTTTTTGAGCAAGTTCTGCAGTTGCTGTTTCACGACGCTTGATTTCGTTTCTAACTCCATCGAGCATGTCGGCAAGTGACGTCATAGCGTCAACTGTCTGCGCAGTAGGATCCTCCTTCTCGACCGATTCAAATTCGCTGAGAATAGATGCCTGTAATTCACTTACTTGTTCGTCAGTGATGTCAGACAACTGATCCATCATTTGTTTGATTTGGTCCACTACTGTCCCTCCTTAGGGTCAGTTAGGATAGGGCTTTTCCCCATCTCGCTGATCAGTCGAGGCTGAGGGACTCGCGTACGCAATAAATGCGTGGAGGCACTCCACCTAATACTGAATACTACATTAGTTCTTATAGTGTGATTTTCTTTTTTACACTATTTTTATGCATCAGGTAAGCAACCTAAGTAACTTAGACATTTGACTAGATATCTCACTCTGGCTATATAACTCTTGGCCTGAAATAAAACTCTTTATCTCCTGGGTGGCAATATCCGCGTCCTTTTTACCAATTTTGTCCTCAACCCTAGTAATCATCTTTTCCATAAGATCCTGTAGGGCAGGGGGTACATCGCTAAATCGAATCTTTTGAGCATCCTCGCCGAAGGCAAAAGGCAGATTAGCAATAACCTTGCCTAACTCTCCAGCACTCTCTCTAACATTGCCTATAGCCTCAGCGTTAAGCGCTCCTGTATCTAATCTATCTACAATATCTAGCAAATCGCCAGCAGCCTTGGCTGCTCCAGCATAGTCACCAGTGTTATCTAGATTGTCAACTTCCTGAATCTTTTTTAATACAGCGTCTGATCCAGCATCACCTAAGTTCAATTTCAACCGAGCAAGCACTTGTCGAAACTTCCCCGTGGCATCACGAGGTTGGGTTTTAGGTGTGTATTTAGATCTGGAATCTTCCGCGTCTTGCTTACTCTTAACTTCTTTTTTTAGTATATCTGTTTCTTCATCTGTAAGACCTTCTAGGTCTTCTTTTGTTAAATCAGGTGTGGTAATAACATCATCTTTAACGTTATTGACCATAGCGGCACCAGCAACAACTGATTCAACAATAGAGATTCTTGCTCGTAAACTAGCAGCAATGCTGTCTACATCCTCTATAGATGCTTCTTTCCAGTTTTCTGGAATTAAGTCTTTACGATCTAGTTGACGAGCCATCTTTACAATATGACGGCGAACTAGGCCACGCTTTCCTGGCTTAGCACGTCCATATGCTTGAACAGCATTTTTTAAATCAGAGACATTTCTAATAGGGAATGAGCCATCTGGAAGTGCTTTTTTATCTTTTGCTAATTCCATACGTTTTTTACGAGTAATAACTGCTAACTCTGCTTCTGAGTTATCAAGAGTTTGAAGCATGTAGGAAGAAGACTCTTCCTTCATCTTATTTACTCTACTGGATAGTTCAGCTGCTTTAATAGCAGCAGTAATTGCTCTCATTCTATCTTTAGCACTATTGCTAGCGGCAATTAGTGGTGCTTCTAGTTTATCAATTCGAGTATTTAGTTCTGCTAGAGGGTCATGCTTTAATTGAGCAAGAACGCTTGCACCAGCAGCAACAAGAGCCATAACTTGACCTGATGCAACACGAGCACGAGCAATAGGGAATCCAGGAACATTTACTTGACAGATTGCCACAAGTTCTAGAGAACCCTTAATTGGTCTCCAATCTCCTGACGGAGCAGAAGCACGTAAAGCACGAATTTGTTCTGGAGTTGTTCCAGGGCGAAGTGCTCCTGAAACCCAGATGCCGTAAGCATCTTCTCCAGCATGTACGTCTGCTACTGCAGACGCTGTGTCATCATAATGACGAACTGCTTCTGAAGCACTGGCTTCAAGAGAAGCGTGTCCTCCAGCTAAAGTTAATTGTCCGACTGGAACATCTGTTCCGTCTTCAGTACGTACAGCACCAGTATGGAAGTATGCATAACTACTCTTGCTCCGTGGCGGACGAGTTCCGTAAGACATTCCGATATGGTCTACATGCCATGCAGCAATGTGCCCATATACCTGACCTTCATCAGTCACAGTTAGCGCAGTTGGTTTTTTTAATTTTGGATTATCAAACCAATCTTTTGGTGGAGTAACTGGAATCATTCCAGCCACAATTCCACAAGCCACTAACGCTGATGCGTCGAGAGGATTTAATCCTTCGACATAGACTCCATCAGAGATCACTTCTTCCTCCTGCTCTTCTCCGCTTTGGTCTGCGAGTTCTACTCGACATTCTTGAAAAGCGGGCTTAGGGACGAGAGTTACAGCCATAACTCTTGCCTTAGTTATCTTCATTTTACCTGCTCCAACTTTTTTGTTAGAGTCATTTTCAGCATTTTCATCTTCTTCATCTGCTTCAAACATGTCCATATCAGCAGAGACTCCACGAATGAAGCCACCACGAACTAGTCTTTCCGCTTCTTTTCCGTACTCTCCAGTATCAAAATACCCTCTGGCATTTCCAATACCTTGGTCTACTCTTTCCATTGAAAGAATTGTTCCAATTACAACTGATCCAGAATGTCCTTCTCCAGTCTTAATTTGCCACAAAAATGGAAGAGGAAGTTCACGCATAGTGATGGCGCCTTTTTCAAATTTACGACCATCTCCAGATTCGATGTCTTCTGGAATTACTAAAGGAATAACAAACTCTGATCCTCTAGTTTCTTCTACTTCTGCTCCTGCTAAGACAACTCTGCTTCTTGCATTTGCTGCTCTTGTTTTAAGAGAAGTTGCTTCGAGTATGGCCTCAGAAGGAAGTATAAAATCTGTGCTAAACGCGTCTGCTCTAATCCCTTTTTTTCCATAAAGTTGACGATGCTCCTTATCTCCAGTCCACATGCCAGTTGCTTCTTTATGACGCAACGCGCAGTAACCTTTTGCTCGAGGACCCATGTATTTAGAAAGTTGGCGAACGCAGCGGGTCCAATCACCTTTGGTGTTCCAACGAATTTTTGCTGCGCCTTTTCCATATAACCAATAGCGACGAAGGTTCTCGGCGTTACCTCTATTTCGGTCAACTCCTCCAGCAGCAATTAAAGAAGAAATTATTAAATCTGTAGTGTATGCAGATGCAGTTTTAGCAGCTGAATCTATTTGGTCTAAAACTATCTCTAGAGTGTCATCATCTAATACAACAACAGGTGGTGGAGTAGGGCTTTTTAAATCAAAAAGAATTGCTTCATCTTTTACCCAAGCCCCTGGCTTACGCTTCCATGTTGAAGTTGCAACAGAGTCTTTGCTCTCTGGAATTAGAGAAACTAAATCCATAACAGCCTGAGGATCATCTGGTGAAACAATTGCCATGTAAATTGGAGGAACATCTGAAGTTTCTGGAGTTACTTCTACAGAGGCAGCAGATGTAAGACCTTTAACAGGTTGTCGAAAAGCAGGTGGAACTTTTAATCCAGGAGAAGGAGTTAAGTCCTTAGTTGGCTTATAACTCTCTATTGAAGAAGGGTCTACATTTGGTCGATACCAAACTGCATTCGGATATGTAGTTTCTCCGTTTACTATAACTTTTTTCTCTAAGAATTTTCTTAAACTTGGGTCGTTATAAGCATTAGGAGTTTTTGTTGGTGTAGCACTAGAAGAAGCAGCCTCTGCTCTCTTATCTGCACTCCATGCTGGAAGGTCGTTTAGAATTGTGCGAACTTGAGCAGTACTTAATTGAGGAAGTTTTCCAGGGAGAGAAGCGTAAGGCGAATCAATAGGAACTCTAGGTTCTCCTAGAATTCCTTTAGTAATATCTTTAGTAGATGTCAAAGACTTTTCTTGCGGAAGTGGTTTAAAGGTTTCTGCTGGTTCTGTTGTGTTTGCTGGTACATCTACAAATTTTCCGTTATCTAACTTAACCTTTACGCTTTGAGTAGCAGGGTTAATAGATTGAATTGTCCCTGAGTACTCTTGCTTTTTTCCAATAACAACTCTTCCACCAGATTTAGCAAACTTACCTACAGCATCTCGTACCTGAGAACTTGCTTTTTGAGAGCGCTCTTCTGGGGTGTAGTTTCCATCTCGATTTGTTACAGGTTCAGTCGCTGCAGTTATAGGGGAGTCAGAAAACTCTTCGTACTCACCATAGACATGGTCGTCGTAAGAAATTTCATCAATTAACTGCCAATCAATTCCATCCATCTCATCTACAAATATTTGAGACTCTTCTTGATTCACTTGAGATATAGAAATTGATTTCATAGGATTAGAATCTAAGTTTCCTGAAACAATAATGGCAGTTTCTGTGTCTACAGGAACATGTATTTTCTCAACCATGTCGTACGGGTCATCAAGACTCTTATCGTAAGTATGGAAATCATAGTTAATATTTCCAAGGTCTTCCCACATTGCGTCGTCCCAAACAAAGACTAAACCGTCTGGATTCACTTTGTATAAACGATCAATTCCAGTGCCATCTAAACGAATACGAATAAAGAATTGAGGAGCCATATCTTCTGGCAACATCTCTGACTCAATAAAAGAATTAAGTTCTACTTTTTCTGGGGACTCATAGTCAGACATAACAAATTTATATGAAGCAGTAATTGAGTTAGCCTGAGCCTTTTTATTTTCACGAGCAACTATTGCGCTGGCCCAACGCTCTCCAGCATCTCCACCCCAGAGTGCCCAAGCGATGCGTCCATTTGAAGGATATCCAGGTTCTGAAGGCTCGTAGCCTTTACCTTTTTTATCTACTTCATGACGTGGGAAATATTTAGCAATGTGACGAATTTTTCTAATACCAATTTGACCACCACGAGCAAGAGTTCTAGCAGTATTTAAACCTACAGATGTACCACCACGGTCATGCTTTTTACGCCACTCTAAGGCACGTTTTGCTTCTGCTTGAACTGATTTTGGAATTGTGTATAAACGGTCATTATTTGAAAAAATTTTTATATCTAAATCTGATATTGCAGCAGTTGCTAACTCGTATGCGACAGAAGATGGGTTCTCTTGATTATCATCAGGAGTAAAAGAGGCAATAAGAGCATCTGCGTAATCAATGGATGAAACTAAATTTCTTTTTTCATCGACAACTACAGCCTTGTTTTCAAGCACAAATAAGGCGTTATTCCCACTGCGACCTATAAATTGCAACTTAAACTCCGTCTCTTTTACTTCTTTGACTCGTACTCTTTTAGCTCGTCCATTCCGATAGCCTCGCTAGAACCTTCGGCTTCGTCATATACGGCTATAAAGGCGGGGTCAACATATATGACCATTAAACCATCAAAATCAAATAGGTCATCCTCGTCAGATAGCTCCATCCAGTCGCCATTGCGTCTATAGAAAGTGCCCTCATCTGATTCATAAATTATTACTGTTACTTCATCAAATTCTGTATCAATAAGTGCATACAAATCTTCAATGTTTTCTGGTTTATCTGGTGTAAAAGCCATAATTACTCCTTTACCTTAGAGTCATCAATCGGACCTCCCGAAACCCATGCACGGCAGGTTCTAGCAGACGCACATTTGAAATCGAATGCTTCGCAGTATCCAAGTTCTCCAGCTTCGTCTATTGCATCAAACTCATCAGACTGGTTTTTTCCAGTCAGCCCCTGAGATATGCAATTTTTCATTGATGATGTGATTACAAAGACAGCGCAATTACCGCAGCGTTGTTGCTTTGCAGTTTGTACATCTACGCTCCACTCTGATGCCAGTGCTTGCCAATATTCATCGTTTGGCTCATCTGGATTTAGCGGACCATACATAGCAGTATCAATAGCGTTCTTACGGTTTTTTAGATTAAGAGCAATGTCTTGAGTCGCAGGTGGGCAAGACTCAGAAGCTGCTGCTGTAACAGCCTTAGTAATATCTGGATTTCTAAAATACCAAGCATCTTCTGCTGAATATCCTTCTTCAACAATTGCTTCTTCTAATGTTTCATAGACAGCATCTGTAAGAGGAACTACATCAAGCATTGACATATTTTGTGAAGCAAGTAGCGCCCACTCTTCTGGGGTTGTTGGCGGTTGTTCTTCACGAGACAAGAAAAACTCTATTCTCTCATCATTAAAGCTTTCAAACTCGGTAATATCTGGATTCTGTGGAACTGCATAAGCAGCACTATTCTCTGTTGTAACTATAGAAAACAAATGAGCAGCATCTTCAGAGAAAACGTTATTTACGTTGTAGACTCTATATACGTTTATTGCCATGTCGTTGTCTCCTTATAATTTCTTCGCTAAGTTTGATTTCCACTTATCAACATCGATACCCTTGAGGACGAGAAGTCTATCGATAATTGCTTGCCTATTGGCTGGTTTGACGTCCGATAGATAGTCTCCGCGTTCAATTGCTTGAATCGCTTGCAGGACAGTCATATCGATAAGTTCTTTATACGCTGTAGCTCCAATATCTTTAGCAAAAGCCTTATTGATTCGCCCACCATCACGACCATCTCCACCAGTCATATAAGCAAGTGGGTCATTAATTCTGTAGTTATTTTGGAATAGTTGAGCAAAGCCATGGTCAATTGGAAGAATTTGAATCTCTTCACGACCATTTCCATCAACATTTCCTCTATCAATTCCACCTAATAAGAAATTGTGAGTGTGTCGGTCTGTATTGAGGATAACTGCATCAAGAACTCCAAAAGCAATTAAATCAGCGATTGCTGCTCGTGCTGCTACGTCTAAGTAGTCCTGACCTGCATTTCCAGCAATTTTAGGATCTTTTTCAAAATCAAGAGAGTCGCCAGCATTTGTCATAATCAAAACTTGAGCGTCGTTATTGTGCTTGACAACTACTGGAACACCTGAAATTTTTAGAGCGCGTGCTAGTTGATTAGATGCGTACTCGGAGTCAGCAGTATCTAAAGTGCGCTCGCGCTTGAAATAGAAAATCTGACCACTTGCTTTATCAATCAAACGATAGTTGTAGTTAGCATTAATTCCATCGCCAACTCTTTGAATTTTAAATCCAGTAGGTTGCCCATTAATTTCAAGATCTGTCGGTTTATCATTTCCAAGGTTTTGACCAGCATTGAAGACTGCAGCAAAGTCAATATCCTTTAATTGTTCTCCTACAGGTCCTAAATCATCACGATTAGGGTTGAAAGCAAGTTTTTCTTCGTGAAGCCCTATTGCCATTCTTGCGTATTCGTTGGCACGAACCTTCTTGGCTTCAGCGCCACCAGCACCAAGATTTCTAATCTCTGAACTAATAATTTGAGAAAGAGCTTGACGAGCATCTACGCTTAGTGATGCTAGTGGTACTTCACCATCTTGTGCAAAGAAGTTTTGCAAATCATCTTTGTATGGAGCAGCAAAAGAATTGTCGACAAAGAACTGGTCATCGGCAACTAATGCTTTTAAGTTTTGAGCATTCGCTAAATCAAACTTGTTTACTCCGTCAGCGACTCTTTTCTCTTGAAGAGCAATAGGGTCGATAAATGGCATATTTGCTTTACCAAAAGGCTTCTTATTGTTTTTAGCATAGCCCTTTACAGATTTTTTAAGTTCTTCTAGTTGTTTTTTAATATCAGAAACATCTACAGGCATTCCCTCTAAATAATCAATAGCTTCTGAAAGACTTTTAATATCTGCATAAATAATATCATCGTCAGTTTTGATATTTTTTACGTATAGCAATAAGTGTCTACGGGCAATACCTAACCTATAACCAGCACCGTCTCTTGCATTATCTGGAAGTCTCTTAGCAATTTCATCAACAACTTCTTTTACATTAGCAGCATTGATTGTTTTAGCGTCAGCAACAACAGCCTCTAAAGGATTGTTGATTTCATCAAACATTTTTCTTTCAAATTCTATTTGAAGTCTTTGTTTTTCTGGTTCCACAATATTTTTTAACTGTTCAACGGCAGCAATTAAGTCATCAGCTCTATCTGTTCTTCCAAGACGACGTAGTAAGGCATCTAACTCTGTGATATCCATTCCTCGATGATCTTTTACATCAAGTTTTTCCACAAAGTTATTAATGGCTGCTTCAGCGTTCTTTAGGGTAGTATTTTTTCCACCCTTGTTGAGTTTTTTAATTCCCTTGCGAACTTCTTCTAAACCATTTTTAATATTTTCATTGTCTAACTCAAAAACAACACCGAGTGGAACAAATTGTTCAGCTTCAGGACGCTCTATCGCGGCGCCTTCAGGGTCTGCTATGTAGTCCATTTTGCCGACGGTGAAGTTCTTTATTTCTCCATTTTCAATAGCAGTAATGTTTATATTTCCGTTTTGCGGATTTTCCCAGACCTTAACGGGCTTTACATATCTAGTTTTTCCATTGTAGTTAAAAGATATTTCGTCTCCAGCATCAATGGCACGTCGTATCTGATTTTCTAAATCTTTTTCCTTGCTCTTATCTTTTCTTCCTAGAGGCTCCATCAAAGGAACTGCAAATCTATCGTTTGCAATTTCTTCCACTGCTGGAGCTTCTTGGGCAGGACCCGCATTATCTTCCTGTTTAATAATCATTCTTGCTTTCCACAAACGTGGACCAGCCTCGCCTGGAATCTGTACCCAAACATAGTCTTTATAAACTTTTCCGCCACGACCAATTCCACCAACTTTTTTGGCTTCATCAATTTGGTCTCCAGCACGAACAAGAACTACACCTTCGCCGTACATTTCATTCTTTTTTGGGTTTCCGTGACGAACTTTGTCGCCAGGCTTTAGAACAACTCCGTTTTTATCTTTATAGAATCCTTCTTTGTATGCAAATCCGCCTACAGCACGACCAGCAACTACTTCAACTCTTTGCTCTAGTGGTTGTCTTAGAGCGCGACCACGCTTTGGTCCATCACCCTTATTCTCTTCTGGAGCAACTCTAAATCCTTCAGAAACTTCACCAGTACCGAGGCGACGCATGTTACGGATAGGAGAACGACGATCAAAGAAGCGGAAATATTCTTTCTGATTTCTTGGGTCTTTAATTAAAAATCTAACTCGACCAAATGGTGCTGGTTGGATATCAAGAATTTCTTCGTAAACCTTGTTGAAGTTATTCCACAAGAAATCACCACGTTTTACATCTCTTGCTTTGGTAGGAGCCAGACGTCCAGCATTTGCTTCAACAAAAGCATTTACCTTAATTACTTCTGGGTTCTCTTCTACATATGTTTTTTCTTCTGCTGGTTTATTATCGTCAAGTTTTTCTTGTTCAACACGAACGTTATCAATTTCTTGCGGTGCTTGCTCGAGTTGATTATTGTCAATACCTATTAAATCAGCATCAATAATTTCTTTCAAGCGGTCAGCATATTTATTATAGGCTGCTTCATCTTTCCATTCGAAGTTACCATTTACGTCAATCTTTGCAAATGGACCGTCTTCTGGTAGACCATTGTCGTCATAAATTTCAATAGGTGCTTCTTCACGAGGACCACCATCATCTGGCTTGAGGAACATAATTCCGTCATCTAGCCAATCAAGTTCTGCAACACCTTTTTGAATTTTATCTATCTGGTCAGCAGTTGGTTTGTAGTCTCCAACAAATGCTTCTGGGTTTACTTCTTGATTCTCTCCATCAACTTCTCTACTGTTTTCAATCTTGCTGAGAGTAAATGTTTTTCTACCCCCGTTTGCATCAATTGCTCTTACATTTACATTAGAGTTTCTAGGGTTTTCAAATATCTCTACAGGAAGAACTAAACGCTCAGTATCGTTGTAAAGGAATGCAATTCTCTTTTTAGCAGCAATCGCGTCTCTAATTTGTTTTTCTAGCGGGACATCTCCATCAACAATAAGACGTACAGCATCTTCAGCAGGAATATCTACGTCGGCTACATTCTCTACTTGACCAACTAATCCTTCCTCAACAATCTTTCTTAACTCAGCGTTAGTGTCTACACCCTGAAGTTGAAGTGCATCTCTAACTGCTTCTCCTGGAACGTTAGCAACGAAGTCTTCGCCATCATCTGTAGGAAATGCAACTACAGCAGCGCCTGGAACTTCATTACCTGGCTCTACAGAGCGACGTAGCTCTTTTAATAAATTATTTGTAGGAATCTCTTGTGCCAAGTAAACAGGGTTATCTGAAAAACCTTCAGGAAGAACTGGGTCAGGATTTTCTGCAGTTACTTCTTTCCATGCAGCAAATGGTTCTTGACTAAGAGGATTATAGCCTTCTGGCATTTCAATCTCTTCGTTTTTAGGCAAGTATGGAATGTGGTCTTTTGTTTCCATAAACTCATCTAGTTCTTTTTGGCTAAGACCATCTAATAGTGGAGGAAGTGGTATTAGTTCTACTGCTTCAGCATCAAACTTTGGTGCTTCGGTAGGAATTTCTAAATCAGGATTTTGTTCTGTAACTTTTTTAAATGACTCAGCAAGTTCTGGAATATTTCCAGAAACAATTTCTTCTTTATTTCTAAAATCATTTAATGCTTTTTCATTACTATCATTGCCAAGTTTTTTATCATAAATTTTTGCTAATTCCATAGGAGCATCTACACCTGCTTCTTGGAGAGCAAAGAAAAGTGCTTCAGCAGGAACGAATTCGTCTCCTCTATTGAAAGGAAGGGCTCCTACTCCTAAAGCATTCTCTCCATTTTCTCCTGGAGAAACTGCCTGCTCTAATGCAGCAAGAATATCTCTTTCATCTTGTTTCTGAGCAAGTTCAACAGGGTCATCTGTGAAATCTGGGCTCTCTTCGTCTATACGTCCTTGAGGGTCATACCCAGAACTCTGTTTGATTTTGTATGCGCCATCAGGATAGTTGTATTCAAAGTCATCTTTAGTTTCAACTGGAGCATCTGGTTGCTGAGGTTTATTAGGTAGTTCTGCAGCAGGAGCATCGGTCCCTGGGAAGTCTCCAGCATCGTTTACAATCTTCATGTTATCGCCAAAAATCTTCCACTTTGCTTTTTGTCGCTCTGATGGTAAATCGACCATGTCTGAGTACGTATAGTCGTCTAATGCATCGGCAAATGCTTCTGGCTGAAGTTTTTCATCTAAAAAGAAACTAGCAATTTCTTTAGCAGACATCGAATCAATCTTGTTTAAATCTTCTTCTGTATATCCGTAAGGAGCAGCAAACTTTTTAATTTCTTCACGTGCTTTTTGAGCGTACTCGGTTGCCCGTGCATCTTTATCTTTTTCTACAGCGCTCCAGTTTTCATAAACCTTGTCCTCTAAAAGACGGTTTACATCTTTTACTGAAATCTCGCCTTGCTCTACAACTCTTGCTACAAAATTGTTTTGGTTATATACGTTTTCTAAATCTGCTGGCTCTGTTTGTCTACGTAGCATGAGAGCATTATTTTTTTGTTTAATCTCCCAGCCTTCAGGAACATTACGGTCTAAAGCATCTACCCTATCGTCAGCATTTTTTTGTAACTCTGCTTCACGATTTGCAATAGCGTCTTCTCTTTCTTTTTTCTCAGCCATGAGTTTTTCATAAGCATTCGGTTCTTTTCTATCTTCGGCAGGAACTAAGCCTTGTCTAAATGGAAGTTCTGCTTGTGGATTAAGTATCTGGTCTTCATTTCCTTCTAACTTGTCTTGAACATCTGCCCAAGTCTTCACTACATCAATTTGCTCAGCGGACTTAGCATTTAGTATTTGATAATCTTTTGTGCCATCATCTTGTTTGGAAACGAGGACTACAAACTCTTTATTAGAATCTACATATCTTTCTACTTTATCGCCAAAATCTTTATAATCTTCGTCTTTAACCCATCCATTAGGGGCATCAACAAAAACTAAATCTTTTTCATCTATAACTTCATCAGTTACGCTTGGAACTATTGGATTAGGGGAATAACCATCTGGAGTAGGTAAAACGGCTTTTACATACTCGCCCTTAGCAGGGTTAATCTCAGCAATTTTTCCATCTGGAAACTCTACTTCTACATCTCTATTATTTTTAGCGTTAGCAACTACTCTTCCACTGATACTAAATACATTTCCGTTAAGACGGCGAATAAGAGCACGAATACCTCCGCCTTCATAAGCGAATCTTCCTTTACTGTCACGACGTTGGCGTCTAGCACGAGCACTACGAGACTCGAATGAGTTTCCTCCAGTTGCTGCAATCAAAGCCTCGCCAGGAATTACCCCCTGAGGAAGTGAGAGCAATATTGAAGTGTAATAGAGATGTTCTACAGATCCTGGTATAGATTCAAATGCTGAAGCAAGAACTGCTTTTGCTTTTTCATCTGTAATTCTTGGGTCAGCAGCAAACCAGCGAGAACGTGCAATTCTTAATGCACTTGCAGTCATAGAGTGCTCGCGAGTTGAACGTGGGTGAGAGATTGGTAGTAAATCTGTATTAGTTGCATAGAAAAAATCACTCTTATTGTGTTTAGCAAGTGATATGTATTTATTAAGTTCTTTCATTGCTAAATGCTCACGCAGGGATAGCGGTAAACCTTTACTCTCTTCTAGAGAGCGCATAACTACAGAGAAGGCAGCCTTTTTAGTAATCTTTCTTGCAGTAGATGTCGAGAAGTTAGCGTCGTCTACAACTGATAAAACTTTATCTCTTAAGTCTGCTGCTTGTTTAATAGCATTAGCGCGATGACCTTCAGGAGTGATGGCATAACTAATTCTTCTTATTCTGCTCACGCTTCACTCTCCTCTTCTAAAACTGGAAGCAAATCTCCATCTAAACTGCCTTTTCCTAGTGAAGCAAGTAGTGATGCTCTTAAGAATGGGTCTTCTCCGTTTTTAACTGCTCTTAACCAACTTGCTCTAATTGCAGGCTCTGCTTCATATCCATAACCTAGATACTCGGTCATAGCAAAAATTGCATCCTCTACTGTTTCATAATCTTCTTTGTTTTTTAGTAGAATATTTAATTCTTGGTCTATTACATACTCGTCTAACTCGTCTTTTACCTGAGTTAAATCTTTACTTCCTTCTACGTTAACAACCCCTTCAGGAATTACAGCAAATCTGCATTTTCCTGTTGGCTCAACGGGGAGAGCAATAATTTTACAATTTGAACCGCCAGCATATAAAACGCAATTGGCGCAAGTAACACCAATAGAAGCAACTTCATTTTCCGCAGGGGGCGTGTAGCCTGCCCAGATTCCTTCTTCGTCTTCATTAAACTTTCCATACTTCTGTGATATCTCAATTAGTGCATTTGCTAAATCTTGTTCTTCAGGAACTAAACCTGATGCAGTAATAGAGTTTGATTTTTTACTACTACGTGGGTGAGAAGATGGTAGCAAATCATTGTCTGACTTATAAGCAGCATTTGTTGGTCTACCAGATTTAAGTAGTTTTAGGAAAGCGTTTACTCGTGCCATTGCCCACTGATTACGATTCATACCAGGACGGTGTGAAACAGAGAATGCTCCAGCACCTCGGCGATAAACTGCTTTTAACATACCTAAAGTTGCTCTTCTTCCTTTAGGGCTTTTTTCATTGTGCTTTGATACTTTTTCTCTGAGAGAGTCTTCTACTGCTTTAGAAAAAACAACTTTACGAGAACCTGATGCAGAACCTTTTTTATTTTTACTAGAGCCCTTGATTTGGTCTTTCTTAGGAGCAGGAGTTTGAGAAATTGTTCTTTTATTTTTTGCTGCAAACTCTGAATCATCTGATGCATCGACAGGAACGCAGTTAGGAACCATCTTGCCGTCCTTACCCTTTTTCATCCCGACTTGCTTATACCCATCCCAGCAAGGATCTCCTGCAGATACAAGTGAAGTAACTACATTATCAAATGAGGTATCAGACATTGTCTGTTCCATCAACTGCTTGTTGTAATACTTGCTCTACCTCTGGTGGTAAAGGAGCGACAGAGTTTTGTTGCTGTGTGTTTCTAACTGCACCCATCATTTCTGGAGCAACAGTGTTTAACATTGCCTCTGTTAACTCTGGACCAATTGAACCCTTTTCAGAAAGCATACGAATAGCAAGTTCATTTGGTGTTGGTGCATCCATAGATGAGAATCCGTGTGCACGGCGCCATGAGTCATAAGAAATAGCACCGCGGTCAAATCCTGAATCAGCATCGGCTGCTTTATCATTTCTAGTTGCAACTGCTGATGGGTCATACCAAACAACAATTCTATTTACCTCTGTTGCACTAAATCCTTGTGCATTAAGGTATGGGCGCAAGTAGACAACAGTTAGAGCATCAGCAATTAATAACATCAATGGCTCAATATGTGCCTTGTATAGTGACTCATCGATTTGAAGCGCGTTTGAATACTTAACATTTGCTAAACCAGTAACAACATCTTTAGGAACATCTAGTCCTTGTAGAATTCTCTCTAGTACTCTGTCAGCACGAGAAGCAAGTGCTGGGTCAAATGAACGCTCGAACTTAAACTGCTTAATCTTGTCGCCAAGTTCTGCAGGTCCACGAATAATTAAAGGAACAACAGCGGATGCGGACTCTTCGTCACGAATCGGAGTTGTCATCGCATCAATAAGTTGCTCTTCAAACTCATCTTCTGCTTCTTCTGCAGTAAAGCCTGGATTGGCTTCTGTATCTGTGTCATATGGATAATCTGGGTCGCCACCTGCTGCAACTGCCAAACCATCTGGTAAATAAAGTGCGCCAGCATTTAGGCGTGAACGTGCTGTTGCACGGAATGTTCTGTTAAGAAGTAGAAGTTCTGCGCAAAGATCTAGAAGACCACGTAGTGATGAATCTGCTTCATCTGAGTAACGAGGGTGTGAACGCCAAATACGACCTACGAATGCACTCTTAGAAAGTTTGTTGTTAGGTGACGTATTTCCACCAACACTTTGTTCCCTACGACCAACAACATTAAATCCACCACGAGTATCAGCCATTATCTCGTCTACAGATTTAATATCCCAAGACTCTGGAATTCCTGAACCAACACGTTCTGGCATTTGAACTAAGTAACATTCACCAGCAACTGAAATGTTTAGGGCAGCATCGCGAAGAAGTCCTGCTTGTCCACCATACGCAGAATCTAAACGAGCAAGTGCTCGCTCAGCTGCTGCTGCTAAACGTGGGTCAATAGTATTAGATAGTGCTACTGGTGCTGGAGCTTCTGCAGCATTATCTACAGCAGCGGCGTAAATACGAATACGAGAAACAACGGAAGCAACTAGATTAAATGCGTATTTAATTTCTCCAATAGCATCATAGTATTCCCATGCTTCAGATTGCCATGCGCTAGAACCAGCGGAGCGGCGTTGTTTGAATTGTTCAAACTCACCTTTGTCATTAATTTTAATTTGTACTGCAGCAGCAGTTAAAGTTCTTGGTGTTGAGTAAGACGCTGATTGGGCGTTAGAGGAAATAAAGATTCCAGTAGGACCTGTAATTTTTGGTCGAGTATTTCTTACTACCTGAGTAGAACGAGTAGTAGATTTTTTTCTTTTTCTAACTTTATTTGTTTTATTTTCAGCAGGGACAATAGGGGTAGGCTCTATCGGCTCTTGGTGTCTAAAAACACTCACCCTTTTAACTCCTCGTCTCTGTGGCGGAGTAGAGGATTCTTCATTTTTCCTCATACGCAGCCAGCAAACCAGCAATAGCAGAGATTGCTAAAACAATCCCTACTGGATGTACTACATTAGGGATAATCATACGTGATATTTCAAGTAGTGATGCGACCCAAATTGATGTACACCACATACAGGTGAACAGATAACCAAACTTTGACCTCTCTGGAGGAAACCTTTTCCAAATTGCATTTCTTGGTCTAGAAAAAATTTCATCTACTACTACAAGCCTTGCAATTCTGTAGGTCGCAAGACCTGCGACCAACAGTTCAAAAAAGTTATTCATCTACTCTTCCCCTCCAACTGTAATGATTGAGCCATATGGATTCCAAGACCTCAATCTGGAACCGCAGCCACAGTTTTCGTCTTTACTGAATGCAATAAGTTTTCCCGACTCGGTGGTGACCCTGTGAATTCTATCTATCTTGCTATGAGAAACATATGTCTCGTTAAAAACCACGTTGGCGCCTGTAGGGGTATCTACAGCAATTACAAGTTTGTTATTGAGCAGGATTGCTCTACATCTATCTACGTGCCGAGTACCTGCAGGAGAAGCACCTTTAGGCAGAAGGTCATTTATATCTTCTAGAGAGCCTGGTAGCGCTAGAGCAACCATTGCTGGAAACACATCTGCTACTACTTTCACACGACCCCCTTGTACTCGGAAGGTATGTAAAAATCTTCCCAGCCTAAAAATGATTTAGCAATTGTTAGAGGAACTAGAAGAGGTTTTTCTCTAGAAGCACCTTTAGGGGTCAACCATACATCTATGTCTTCTATTTTTACTGCTATAGGGAAAGAAGCCCAGACTTTATTTTTCTTAAGAAGTGCTATAGGAAAAGCAATTGGGTGAGGAGACTCTTTAGAAGTAATTGTTTCTAGGCGTCTAGCGTTTGGTCTAGAACCTTGTTTTTCTGGGTTTAGCCAGATGGCAACAACTAAGTCTTTTTCTAAGTATGTTCCTGAAGAGTTCTTATATGTCTTAGCCATTGCTTATTCTTCTAGCCATCGCTCTGTAGGTAACTCCAGCGGCTTCAGCAATAGCAGCGGTTGAGACGCCTCTATTGTGGAGGCTTTTTGCAAGTTCTGTCAGTTCGCTATTGGCTATGGCTAGTTCGCTATTTGCTGCGCTCTTTGCTCTATAGCGTCTAGAAAGGCTTGAGAGGTGTTTTAAACGAGGTTTTAGCTCTGGAGGTACGCCTAGAGATATAGAACGTAGCCTAGGAGTGTCAGAGATGGGAGATAGAACTGTTAAAGACTTAGATGGAGTCTCTGGAATAGGCTTTATTTGCTCTTGCTGAGCGGCATTTTTGACCCAGAAATGGATAGTTGATTTTGGTTTAGGCGGAGTAAAGGACTCAGCGATAATCCCAAGTGACCAGCCTGCTTCCCAGAGGGAGCGGAGGCGAGCAGTAAATGCCCCCTGAGAAAGAGATAGCAAAAACTTAATCTCTTCCTTAGGTAGTTTTGGTTTATTTTTCACTCCTTTATTTTACATTGTTTTGGGATGTCGTACAGGAAGAGGGCATTGATTATTGGACGAAAAGAAAGAAAACATGAAGGTTTCCATTATTTGGTTTTGGCCTGTGAGACGGCTCTGTATTGTTTTGGACATTTTCTAAATCGTTTCCGGAAAGTTTTTTCTTAATAATAGATTTTTTGTATTTTTTAGGTTTTAAGATTATTTATGTAAAAAATAAAAAATAATAATTTTTATCTTCCTAAAACTAGGCAAATCGCTCTTATGTAGGTAAATACTTAAAAGAATAAACTTGAGTCAAGGCGACTCAAGTTTGACAACTATAAAAATTATTTTAATGTTGAATGCACAAAAGCCTTTGCCTACTGCCTAACTTCCCTTGCCTACAAACTTAAACTTTTCTAAAGCAAGGCTTGACAAAAAGGGTAGATAAATAATAAAGCCCCCCTTGTTCTGGGGGGCTCTATTAGTTTAATAGGCTATTAACACCTTTGTGTTGGCAAACAACTTTCTTACTGTGGACTCGTTAATGCCTTCACTGCCACAGAAATCTAGCAACGCCTTGTGGGTATTCTCTTTGTACCAACCTCGTTTATCTAGGTCGGCATCGGCATACCCTTTGGCAACTAATTGTTCTTGAACTAAAGCAACTGACCTAGAGTTTCTTTCATTGCCACCGAGAACTAACTTAGACAACACAACAACTTCTCCATCTTGGTGAGCCGCTGTTGCTGCTTCTAGTTTTTTACTTTTTGCTACTTCAGCCGCAGGTGTTGCTGGAGTATGAACAACTTCAACAACTGGCTTTGCTTCTGGTTCTGGTTCTGGTTCTGGTGTAGTAGAAACAACTTCTTCAACCGCAGGGGCTTCAGGCTCAGCCTGTGCTTCCCAACTGGTTGGGGCTTCTTGGTTTAATTCATCGCTCATTAAAATCCCCCTTCTGGGAACTTTGTAATCCATAGATTAAAATTGCTTTGCTCGGTATTACCATTATAAGGGAATGTACCTACACCCCATGACGACCAATTGCTTCCTGCATTACTCATGTGATAGGCAATCTGGGCATTGACAACTGGGTCGAACAAGTCTTTATTGGAGTTAAGTTCGTACTTATCACGCCGTGCTACGCCTAATCCACCAATCATGTTGATTTGGAAGATGCCGTATGAATTATCTCCTGTTTTAACATTGCCATTAAAG